AATAGCATCTTCCTCAGACAGACCTTCATCAATCAGATAACCTTTGATGATATCAAAGAGATCGGCGTGAGCCAACTGAAGGTTTGTGCTAGGCTTCTTTGGAGGAAGAGGAGTCTGTTTTTCGCCAGGAAGGTGAGGACGGCCACCAGGCGCCTTAGGAGTACCAGGTCTTCCAGGCTCTCCAGGCAGAGCGGGGCCTGTCTGCTCTGTGTAGATATTATTGTAGGCTTCAATCAAAGCATCAGGCCTGGCAGCTGAACCATACTGAGTTCTAGCGAGTTCTTCTTTTGACTTCTGTCCAGAATACGACATCCCACTAGAAATCATATCCTTAGAAATTCTATGATCCATCTGTATACACTAATTTTTTAAGTATTTATTCAAACAATGAGTTCAATAAACTCACCGAGAACTTTCTTGTTCATTTTCTTACCACGGAGACTCTTCACAAATGCAGTTTTGATTTGAGATTTAGTTGCATCTTCAGCAACTTCAAACTCAGAGTCGGTAGATAGTGCAGCAGAGGAAAGACCAAAATAACTGTGATACCCAGAAGACTTGATGGAGAAAGACTTGTTCTTCTTCCAGTCACTCATAGTCCTTTCATAGAGTTCACCAAAGTAACCACAATAACGACGAACGAACGTACCAGCATCACGGGGAGGAAGAATACGAATACCAATAAAGTTCACATCTTTGTGACTATTACGCAACATCCGAAGAAGAGTATTTGTGAACTCATACCATTCACCATTAAGAGAATAGGTATTACCAGTCTTACGGTCACGAAGAAATGCATTGTGACCAATACAAGCCGTTCCCACATAAGGTTCTTCTTCCCATCGACGTTGAACTTCACGATGATACTTAGGAGGTGCAGCTTCACCATCAGTCAGAACAACACACTGAACCTTCTGAAGTTTATTCTCCTTCTGAAACTTAGGAAGAATCTGATTCATAGCAATCATAGCCTCATTCAAAGGAGTACCAGAAAGGTTCAGTCCAATAGGAACTTGATACTTGGTGAAATAGTTATAGCGGAAAGCACAAGAGAGTCGATAAAGATTCCTCATCTGTTCTTCAAGAACCTTTCCGTTGGTCTTACTTGTCAAAACATTCATCAAAGTAAACCATTCTCCAACCTGAACCAAACCATCACGTTTCGTGTAAGCAAGTTCACGAAGACTTGCTTTACCTTCTTCATCATAGGTAACCAGAGGATATTCATTCGTAAAAGCATAAACTTCAAAAGGAATGGTCACTTTCTTACAGAACCATACAAGATTACAAAGTTGTTTAATAGTGTCGGTCATCACATCACTCATCGAACCAGACCAGTCCAGAACAAACACCAGGCCGTGATTCTTACCGTCAGCAAGAGTGGTAACTTTCTTGAACAGATCTTCGTTATATTTGTAAGTGTGAAGTTTAGAACAGTCCAAAACGCCAGTACGGGCAGTTGTAGAACGAGAATAGGAATCTGCGGCTTTCTTGCATTCAAATTCTTTCACAAGATAGTTGACCTCTTTCTGTGCGGACTTTTTAAAATCTGCAAATTCACTATCAACACGAGAGAACAGTTCTGCATAAGAATAAACATCACTGTTACTTTCCCAAGTTTCTTTACAACGTTGATGAATCTCACTGTTGGGAACAGTAATCTTATCCAAATTCAGTTTAGGAAGTTCCAGGTAGACATTCTCTGAACCAGAATTATTCACCAACTCTTTCAAAGATTCTTCCAGAGAATTTGCGGTCTTGACATCAATATCATTACTCTCACCACCAGTATTAGAGGCTTCTTCAGATACTTCATCATTCTCAACAGGTTCTTCCTGGTCATTCTCACCTTCAGGTTGATCAGAGAAATCAGAAGCAGGTTGATTGGATTCAGAAGTCTGGGACTCCAAATTGTCCATAGGAGTCTTGGTTTCTTCTTGTTGTTTCTTCTTACAGTATTTGTAAAGTTCTTCGGCTGCAATCAGAACATCTGCAAAGGTTTCAGTCTCTGCAATCATATTGATGATTTCAGTCTCTTCACCACTCTCAATCGGAATATCTACAAAGTTACCAATCTTGAACCAGAGGTTAGCACGGTCACCAAGATTAAACGTACTAATATCATCATCAGAGATGCAGAAGAAATCTTCATCATTCAATTCTTTGTAACCATTGTAGAAACTCTTACAGAGTCCAGGAAAACGACGTTTCATTAGTTTCTCAATACGAGCATCCTCAACAATGTTTACGAACTGAGGAGGAACCTTCACAGTCTCCAACCAGTCTTCATCAGGAGTATAGAGAGCGTGTCCAACCTCGTGTCCCACCAGAAGGTCATACACGGTATTACTAGCTTTTTCCCACATAGGAAGGGTCAACACACGAGTGTGAACATTAAAACAAGCCGTCTCTACCTTCTTATGTTCAACCACCAAGTCTTCAGTGGCAAGCAGTTTAGCAAGTTGTGACTTGATTTCGTGGCGGACGGTCATTGGTTTGTCTCAGATGACCTTATTATACGAAAAAGACCCCCCTTTACGGGAGGTCTTGTGACACTTCTTGAAGTGAGCCAATCGAGCCTTGGCTTGTCGTAGAGCCTGAGGTTTCAACCGACGTTTTTGTTCTTTCTTACTGTGATGCTGCCAGTTTGGAGTGTTCATTGTTCTGTGGTGTATCAAGACACCATACGCGAAAAACCTTTGACTTTCTCAAAACGTATGACACTTTCAAATTTGTCCTGCAACCCATCCTTGTGGGAGATGACAAAGATGTTTGCACCTTTGATAACGTAACGAATGATCTTCAAAAACTCATCAGTTCCGAAACCATCCAGAGAAGAGTCAAACACCTCATCCATAATGAGGAGATTAGTATTCACCGAATTTTTGAACCTGGCAACTTCCCTCCAAGTGAAGAGAAGAGCCAGGTCGATTCGCATTTTCTCACCTTCACTGAACGATGCATAGGAAAAGTCTTCGTGAATAGGAGACTGCACCGTTTCGTTGAATTCCTCGTCAAGTTTGAAGTTGATGTAAAAGTCCATCATCTGTAGATACTTATTGACCTGTTGGTTAATAAGTGGAAGATACTTCTTGATGATCTTGGTTTTTACACCACCATCTTTGAGGAGGGAGTAAGCGAAGTCGTGATACTGTATACTTTGTTTTTTCTCTCCTAAGGAATCATAGGTTTCTCTTAAGTTTTCGTTAAATTGAGCTAACTTCTCATGTTCAGTATTTCGGTTTTCAAGTTGCGCGGCAACAGTTTGAATTTCAGATTCAAGATCTCTGACTTGTCGCTGGTATCCAGAGATCTTAATATTGTTTTGAGAAATTTCATTCGTTAGTTTTGTAACCTCTTTGGAGAGTGAAAGAAATTGACGCTCTCTTTCCTCTTCTTTTTGAATTGCATCTTCGAGTTCTTTGAACCCTGATTGTAACTCCTTAGCTTTATTTTGAGCGTCTGTAATTCTATTTAAGCGAAACTCTTCTTCAATAGTCTGCGTGCAAGTGGGACAAACCGTATTCTCATTGAAAAACTTATGTTCCTTAGTAATGGTCGATACTTTGTTCGAGATTTTACCTTTGAGGTTACCGAGTTTCTTTAGTTTTTCAGTGGCACCAGAGAACTCTTCTAATGAACTATTCAGTTTCTCAACATCAGTATTAATAAGAATATTTTCATCAGAAGACTCTTCCTGAAGTTTCAGGAGTTTATCAATCTTTTCTTCCTTTTCACGAATACTGTCTTTACCCCTCTTCTCCAGTTCATCAATGAAGTTCTGTTGCATATCAACTTTCTCTTTGAGAGAGTTCTTCTTGAGTTCAAGAGTACGAACATCATCACGAATGACACGGATCTTATCCTTGATAATATTGTTCATTGCAGAGAAGATCTTGATATCCAAAAGATCTTCAATAACTTCCCGACGACTTGATGCGGGGAGTTGCATAAAAGGAACAAAAGTCGATGAACCCAGAATCACGATTTGAGTAAATGACTTATAGTTCATCTTCAGAACATTTTGTTCCAACCATTTTTGTTGAGTTCCAGCATCTGCAGCCTGGTCAAGCATCTGACCATTGCGATAGATCTCAAAAACATTCGGTTTCATTCCACGACGAATCATCCATTCAGTCGTATCGATAGAAAACTCAATCTCAACCAGACAATCTTTCTCATTCGTAGAGTTGAGAAGTTGTGGTTTATTAATTTTCCTGAACGGTTTGTTAAACAGAACAAAAGTCAATGCATCCAAAACAGTTGACTTACCAGCACCATTCGTTCCAATGATCAGAGTGGTGGAAGTTTTGTCCAGTTCAACTTCAGTCCATTGGTTCCCAGTTGAAAGGAAGTTACGCCATTTTATCTTTTTGAAACAAATCATTATTTTTGGGAGGGACTATGATGTCGTCAGCAGTAATAACATTATACTCGTAATCGTATAATTCGCAAGCCTTGAACGCCGCTTCTTCATCAACCTCAATGACGTTCATCTCTGGATATTCCTCATCTTCCAACAACAGAGCGTATCTGGTTGCATCATCCTCCTCTTCAAAGAGAAGAAGAATTTTCTCACCATCACTGTCCTCTAGAGCAAATGCTCCTTCATCTTCAAAACCTTTGACAGTGAGAATGTACATTACTCAACCTCGCACGCTTCTTTGTAAACCTCTTGAAGAATGTGTGTGATAACAGACTTGTCAAAGTCTACCTCAGCTTCCTGAATATATCTATTCAAGATTGATATTGTATCTTCAGACTCTTCGGCTTCAAACTCTTCATTCTCAGTAAGAACAAAGTTTTCAACAACCTTCAGTTCAGCAACGTTGGAAGAATACAGTTTGTCAATGAACTTTTCAAACTGTTTAGGGTCGGTTTTCTTACGAACAATAACCTTTACGATCTTTTGTTCGTATTTGGTTGCATCAACCATTTGATGAGGAGTGTCTTCATAGTAGATGTTATGGAACATCTTGAAGGGGTTGTTAACTGGAGTATGTTGGAGAGTTTCAGTATCAAAGATATGAAAACCTCTCGTATCGTTCACATCGTTCCAGTAGATTTCGTAAGGGTTACCTAGGTAGAAGATTTTCCCATCATTCGATCGAGTGTGATAGTGTCCCGAGAAGACATAATCGAACTTCTCAAATAGTTCGCATCCCATACCGTCTTCCATGACGTGGCCTCGATGAGCTCTAAATCCATTGAGCTCAAGGTGCCCCATCGCACACTTGCAAGATGTCTTTTGAATAAGTTTGAAAGTAGCTTCCTCATTTTCTTTATTAATCCAGGGCAAACATAAAATACGTAACTCACCAACAGTTACTTCTTTTGGTTCTGATATTACTGTTACATTGTCATATTCACGAAGCAGAAGATCAACAGCGTTGATGTCGTTCGTGTTTTTATAATATGCGGTGTGGTTTCCCACGATGGTGATAACATTGACTCCCATTCTACGAAGTCGGTCATAATAGTTATCTTTAGCCCAAGCTAGTGCAGAGAAGTCAATACCTTTACGACTATCAAAGGTGTCACCCATATCAATAACAGTGGTGATACCTTCTTCCTCTAGGGTTGGAAAGAAGACCTCATTGTAAAACTTGAGAAAGTAGTCGTGAAAGAGTTTTGAATTTTTACGACAACCAAAGTGTTGGTCCGTTATAATGGCAACTTTCACTGATAGTACATCCTCGTTTGAACTGCGTCTTTGATGCTATTATAGTCCGAACTTGAGCCACCCATCAAACCATCGTCTGAGAAAACTTCATCATAACCAGACCTTTCGAGAATCTTGGTTTTGATTTCAAGTTGTTTCTTTTCTTTCTGAATACGACGAAGAAAGGCGTAATGAATGATTTGAGTAAAGTAAGCAAATGGATTTGATGACTTCTCTGGATTAAAGTTATTGATGTACTGAACGCAGTTTTCAATACCATCACAAATCATATCATCCTTGAACATATAGTTCACAAAGTTTGGTTTGTATGACAAGTGAGTGGCAATCTTCAGAAAACATTCACCAAGATAATTCGTAATACGTGGTTTTGGTTCTCCTCTATGTTGAGCCAAAGCAACTTTCTCCTTGTACTCAATGATAGCCGCAAGGAACTCTTTGTTATTAACGTAGTGTTCTGACCTTTTTCTAGTCTTTGGCATCAATACAGACATTTACTTTGTTTATCATTCATCACAATATTATACACCAATCTAAAGCCCTTGACAAGACCCTGATATCTCAGTAGAATAACTCTGTTAAGGGTGAAAGATCAGCTCTAGCTATTATTAAAGATCTTCTCTAAGATAGCTCTAGCATCAGTAACACTAGAGACATAACCCATCTCTTTAGTAATGGTATTCTTCTTAGGAAGATCAATATCGTAATAATAAGCCATCACGAACTTTGAATAAACCTTCGTTACTTCTTTATCGAAAACTTCACTGAGGGTAACGATTTTATTCATATCCAGTATATATAGAGTTTCTTTACCTGTTTTAATCCAGGGTTCTATCTTAATCAGACTGACACCAAGAGCTCTGGATGAAGTACTATTCATTACAGCTGGACATTCTAGAAGAAGTTTATTTTCATCTTCTAGGTATGAGACTTTACCTAATACTTCTTCTCCTGATATCAGTTTAATAACTGCTAGGAAATCATCGGTCATTGTTTTAAAGGAATTGTGAGTATTTCATAGTTAAAGTTTTCTTCATTGTATACTTTCACTCTTTCCATTAAATGATTGAGAGTATAATTTTTTGAAGAGTTATATGTGATGTCATCTGCAATATCGAACAAAGTGGCTTTGACTTTGTTTTCTCCTTTTCTCAGTACTCTTCCAATACTTTGTAAGTTCCTTATTCTTGACTTACTTGGTGATGCAAAAATGACGTTATGAAGATTTCGAATGTTGATACCAGTAGAGAAAGTTCCGTATGAAGCAATGATGATTGCATTGTCTTCTTTTTCGGTAATGGCTCTAACTTCTTCTCTATCTTCCGTATCTACTCCTCCGTGTACGAAGAAGCATTTCCTTTCTTCACTCTTGAACTTATTTATGAGTTCATACAATGGAAGACCGTGAGCTTCAACTCTGGAATATAAGATCAATGTATTACCTTTTTGATCTAGAGCTAAATTCTTGATGAAGTTATTTCGTTGTTCGTGATTGATCAGATACTGAATCTCATCCTCATAATTTTCAAACTTTCTTGCTGGATGTTTGAGAGTTAGAATTTTAATGTTGAGTTTGGATAAGTATCCTTTCGACATCAATTCATCTGTACTGATAATCTTGTATGAGGGCCCGAATAAACCCTCTAGAACCCACTTGTGAGTCTGTGTACCATCCAAAGTACCTGTGAATCCAAAACGATACTTACAGTCTAAAAGTTTGGTCATAATACTGACCAAAGACTTTGACTTAAACAAGTGAGCTTCATCTCCGATGATGACATCAAATCTTTCGAAGAATGGTTTCTCAAGTTTGTAGATAGACTGCCACGTTGTAATGACTACTGGTTGATCGGTAAACTTCTCTCTTCCAGAATAAATCTTGTGGCAGTAATTCTCTGCATTCCATCCATAGTCTTGAAAGTCTTTGAACATCTGTTCAACCAAAGATGTGGTTGGTACAACCAACAGAATGTTCAATCCTTTGTCCACAAAGTATCTTACCAACGAGTAAATCATCAGTGACTTACCCGATGCAGTCGGTGATATTAATAACTTGCGATTACTTCTCAGTGCGTCATAGACACCTTTAATTTGGTAGCCGCGTGGTTTGTGTACTGAGATGCTTTTAATGTAGTCTGCAACCCCTTCTGGCGACACCATAGGGTTTTCTTCCATAGGAAGACCATAAAACTTATTTCCTTCAAACTCATAAGTATATCCTTGTCTGTTGCAAAAGGATATGACCTTATCAGTTAGACCAACGTACAATTCATTCTTTCGACTATCAAAGAGTCTTATTTTTCCATCCCAATATTTGTTTCGATACTGGGGCATAAATTTAGCCCCAGGTACATCAAACGTAAAGTAATCTGATAACTCTTGACAAACGTGAGGTTCAGACTGAATGGTAATATAAACTTCGTTCTTCTTCTTGATTATCAAGTGCGACATAAACCATAAGTTTCACCTATGGATATTTAGGTCTCCAATCCACCAGGTAAAACATCTTTAAGTTTTCTGCCGTGTTGAAACTCTGCAGACCTAGGTGTTGTTGGAGTTGTCGGTTTGTTTGGATCTTTATACGGTGTTTTAACTACAGACTTTGGATCTGCTTTGATTGCACGGTCTACTGCTTGACCGTGAGTTTCATATTTAGTTTTGGGTAGAAAGTCAAATATACCTTCTTGAAACTGTCGGAAAGTCTTCATTTGTTTAGTGGTTTAATTTGTGCAGGTTTAGCCGAACCATAATAACCAGGTTCTCCTTTCTGTGGAGCAACCATTGAAGTCAGTCTTTTTTGTTGTGCTTCTCTTCTTTGTTGTGCAACAGAGGTCGCCACTTTACTTGCAACAACACCCAAACCAGAACCAATCATTCCAACTGCGGAATTAGGCATCACTGATTTTAAAGTCTGTGCTGCCTGTAAGGCTCTGAATTTGGGTAGATATGCCATTGCGTGAGTTGTAACCATAGGCATTCTTGGAGTATTCGCATATCTCTGACCATAACTAACGCCTTGCAGAGATCTGGTCATATCAATTTTACTTAGGTCCACCTCTGCAATAAACTGTTTAAACGTCTTCATCGTTTTTTTTTTAAATATTTAGTTATAACCAGCTTGAAACTTGTGCCATTCAATGGAGTTTTTGATCTGATAAGTTCGGTTTGAGATTTGTTTAAGAATACTTTCAAGATAGATAATCATCACATCGTAGTATTCAATCTTCATCGACGCTTCAGATAATTTCTCATCTGCATCAAGATATTTTTGCATAGTGTCCTTATCCCTAATTTTCTTAGGAAATGGATTCTCCACATAAACATCAGGATCTGCTTTTCCACTAAAGTACTCATAACGATCGTGTCTGATATTACGTTGTAGTTGTTTAGCCTTTGCTCGCAACAGTATCAGATTATTCATCATTTCATGATACTTTGCGTGTAGTTGAGGAACTTTGACTGATTCCTCGTGCATATTATCAATGTCGATTTTAGAATCTTCTTCCCACATCGACTGAATCATTTCAAGATTTAAAATCATCTAGGATCGCCAAGTGTTGGTTTATTATCCAGTCTAACACCATTTTTGTCTGTGATCTCAAAAATGGTATACTTGAATGTTACCTGTGCTGTAAAATATGCGTAGTCTCTATCAGAGGCATCAAACTCCAATGTATTCAAAGAAGTTGGGAAGATATCTTTGAACTTAACTTGAATGTTTGGTTGGAAGTTACTATTCAAGATCTGCAGAGTTGCATCTGAGAATTCAAAGTATCTTGGATCTGTAAGACCAATACTTTGTACTCTAGAATATGGATCTTCCTTTTTTAGGTTGCCATATTGTTCAACGGACTCTGGATATCCAAGACCAGTAATCCACTTGTAGATGGCCAGATAGTTTTCCATCTGTTCATCAATCAAGAATCTAAGAGTCAGATCATCATACAGAACCTTATCTCCAGGAACTGCAATATCTTTTAGATAAGTTGGTTGAACTGCGGTTCCCATATTGATGCCAGGAATATTCGCAGCCTGACACAAGAAATCAACTTTTGGAGCTTTTGAAAGAATAAACTTGAATCCAACGGGAGACATATAGTTCCTATTGGATATTTGTTTCGCAAATGGTGTAATAGACATTATTACGCTTTGGAATTATTTAGATAAAAAAAGACCCCCTTTCGGGGGTCTGGGATTATTTTTTGTTCCCCCAAGTTTTTGTTTGAGAATGACAGTTGGGACAGAGAAATCTTAAATTCTCTAACCTATTATCATTAGGAACTCCATTAATGTGGTCTAGTTGGAGAGAAAGGGGATTTCCATTCCAATCAATTATACCGCACTCACTACATTCATATTGAAGAATTTCTTCTTTAATAATTCTGTTGCGAAGAGTTGTCCTGTCGTAAGTAGAGTTTTCACAAAATATATCTTCAATAGCATAGGCACTAGTGCTTCTGCGTTTTTTAAATTGAAGAATTATTCCATAACTCTCAAACTCTTTTCTCAAAGTGTTATAAGTCCCACTACTTTTATTAAGACCTAGTTTTCTTACGACCTCAGCCATAGATTGAGCACCATCAACTGCTTTTAAAAGTTCGTCTTTGGTTCTCATCTGATTAGCACATATACACTTCCTATTTAGGGAAGTGTATTCCTCCACACGGAATTCATATTATAACATAAAAAAAGGGGGGCGTCTCGCCCCCCCCCCTGTATCTCAGTGTGAATCGGATATCACATAAGGTTGGTAACGGCAACACGTCTGTAGTAACGGTTGCTGTTAACGGTAAGAGTACCGTTGCCTTGTGTGGTGCCTTGTGAGAAGGGGTTCTCGACCATGCCGTAGCGGGTCTTAAAGCCGATCTTGGGCTGGAAGGTGTTCTCCCCAACGGCACGTACCATCTGCAGGGGTACGTAAGGGCAATAGAACAGACCAGCGTCATAAGGCGAGGAACCCTTATAACCGATAACGTAGTACTGGGTGGCAGCACTGTTAGCAGCGTAAGGATCGATGTAGACTCTGTACTTACCGTTGATAACACCAGCGAAGGTGTTACCGGTGTCGTCTACGTTCAGGTTAGCGTTGAGGGCAGGGGTGTAATCCAGAACACCAGCCATGGTCAGTGCTGAAGCAACGTCAGCAGAACACATGATGATGTTACCCTTTCCTCTACGAGTTCTCTGGGCGATAGCGTTAGCGTCGCGCTCGATTTGGAACAGCAGACCCTTGAACTTTTCAACGGACCAACGACCATTGGAGTCAACGTCCAGGTTGAAAGTACCAGCCTGAGCAGTGTTGACCTGAGCACCAGACTCAGCAACCTTGTAGATGGTACGGATAACTTCTCTGTTGATTTCGGCGAGGATCTCAGTTGAGAGAATGTTAGCCAGTTCAGCCTCGGCGTTCAGACCGTGGATAGCCTTGAGGTCTTGGGCGAGTTCCAGTGAGTACTCAGCCTTCAGGGCACGTGACTTGGCGGTAACGGTGACTTTCTCGATCGAGAAGGCCATCTCGTTGAACTGCTGAGCATCGGTTGAACCGAGGTTCTCAGCGTCATCGGTACGCATACCTTCGCCTACGCTGTAGGCGGCTTGGGTAGCGGTGGATGATGGGTTCAGGGCGCCAGGGTTGGTGCCGCTCTGAGCAGTAGTACCCAGACCAGTAGCACCGTCAACGAAACCACTGGTGTTGTTGAAGGCAGAAGACTGACCAGAGAAGGCAGAGTTGGGCTCGTTGAACAGAGCTTCAGTACCCAGTCTACGGTCGGCGTTGGTGCCATCAACATAACGTGAACGCATCGCAAAGATGAGTCCAGTAGGAGCGTTCATTGGTTGAACGCCAGCCAGGTCATAAGCGACCAGGTTAGGCATTGAACGTCTGATCAGGGAGATCAGAACGGGGTCGAAACCAGCAACAGGACCAGCAGCAGTAGCAGCACCGGTGTAACCACCGTTACCGACTGACATTGTTGGGGCTTCGGAGAGGAAGGCTTTCTCTTCTCTCAGGAATCTTTCTTGGTTTTCCAGCAGGACAGCGGTTACCGCTCTACGATGGGAATCCTTAATAGGATCAAGCCCCTCGTGGTTGAGGAGGGGTGCCCACTTCTCCTGCAGATGCTCAGCGTGGAACATTTGCGTTTACCTTCTATAAGTGTGTGTGTTAGTTTATAATATTAAGTTCACTTTTGAACTGACTTGGACAGTACCTGCATATAAGCAGCCATCACGTCATTGACAGGATGGTCGGCTTGTTCGGTCAGGACTTCCGACTCACTTCTTCTTGGAGAAGCCTTGAAGTATGACTCTTTGAGAGTCATCAGCTTTTCCTTATAAGATTCTTCACTCTCAAACTCAACACCTTCGGCAAGTGAAGCGAGCTTGTCTTTCTGAGTGGTCGTCAGACCCTCAGCGACATCAAAAAGGATACCATCAGCAACCGACTCTGCGAGGCGCTTGTTGAGGGAGATATTTCTTTCGATTTGCTCGTTGAGTTTTGTCTCCATTTCGTCAAGTTTGTCTACCATACTCTCGACAACATCATATTTCTCTTCAGGGATAGTTACATAATGTTCTTCAAAAAGACCTCTCATTCCCATCAGGAATGATTCGGTCATCTCAGTTCTCAGACCGTGCTCGATCTGGAGGGCATTTTCGGTTACCCACTCGTCGGCAACGTACTCCAGATAGGAGTCAACACGCTCGACGAGTTCAACCTTCATTGCTTCAACTTCTTCAACGAGTTGAGCTTCGTAACGGGCTTCGAGAGCCTCTTTGATTTCAGTTACCTTAGACTTCAGAGCAGCTTCGAAAATAGTCTTAGCCTTTTCTCTGAACTCTTCGGAGAGTTCTTCGCCACCGAGGAGAGCATTTACATCCTCTTCGATGTCTACTTCCTCAGAAGTCTCTTCCTCTTCGTCTTCCAGAACCTCTTCTTCGGTCTCTTCGGACTCAGCGATAATTTCTTCTTCGGTCTCAACTTCTTCCTTTCTGGCCATAACGCCTTTTACGGAAGCAAGATTCTTTGCGTGGGCCCCATCAGGAACACCAGCAGCAGAGGCAGTGCCAAGCTTGGCAGAATCATCGTCTGGACGATAATTCTCTGGAGTAGGACCGCCGAGATCTTCATACGATACACCACCCAGTGTTGCAGGTTGAGCAGCTGCAGCACCTCTGGTTACGGCGTTCTCCATTTCTTGTAAATTCTTCCCACGGGACATTTGAACTCTCCGATGTTTACCTTGTAATTAATCTATATTTATTTATAAATTAGAGATTTGCTAAGAAATCATTGAACAGGTTGAGTTTCTGTTCATCAAGTCTTTTTTGATCGACAAGAGTATTAATTCTCTTGTATGTTTTGTGTGCCATTCTCTCACGGAGAATACCACCGTCCCAAATCCACTCTTTACCTTCCATAATTCCATTAACAAAAGCATCAGGTGCTGATGGATCTGCGACGATATCGGCAGCAGTAGCAAGAGAAAAATCTTCTCCAACTATCTTATAACCTTCGTTGGTTGTTTGAAGTGAACCAACACCTCTTGAAGAAACTCCAAGTCTTACACCTTCTCCAAGAAGAGAAGCTGCAATTTTGCCCATTGGAGTTGACTCAAGAATTTTAGCCTTACCGATGAAGTTGTTTCCTTCTTGACGAAGAGAACAGATCTTGTGAGAAACACGGTCAAGATTGACAGTTGGGCCATCGGGGTGACCGAGTTCTCCAAGAGCACGACCCTTCATCACAAAGTTTTCATTGTATCTTTCAACTTCTCTGGAAAGAGTGTTGATTGGATACATTCTCCCATTACGATTGGTGATATTTCCTTGCAGGAAAACACCTTCGATGAACAGGGACTTTTTACCGTTAACCTGTTCAACGATAACGTCTACGTTTTCGATTTCTTCTGTAATGAGTTTCATTAACCCTGTCCTGAAAGTTGTACTTGTTGTGCGTATAATTTTCCTGTTCCAGCGTCAGTTCTGGCTGCAACAACCAAGGTCTTTCTGGCTATTGATCCTGCGAACGTTGCATTAGCAGCGATAAGTGCCCTACTATCGTGATCAATGGTCATTCTCTCAGAGAAGTAACCATAACTATTTGCACTACTATCAACGGAAACAATCTTTCCAGTTGTATTGAAACCAGTTACACCAGTCACTCCACTGATGGTGATGACATCATCAACCTTGAATGGGCAACCAGTACCTTCTGGTAAATCAATAATAGTAGCAGCTCCAGTCGTGATACCTGCAATCGGTGAGGATGCAGGAGTCAGAGCTAAAGTAGCAGAGCTTCCAGCAGGAACGAAATAGTCAGAGACGGTTGCAACAGCAGTAGTTCCAATAGCAACGTGTGCGTTGGCTGTTAAAGCAACAACTCTCAAAGTATCTGACTGAACAGTAAATTGTTCAGATTGTGCAGATGTGGTACTGGTGTTAAAACTGATACCATTACCAACTGGTGAATGTGCCATTACTCGTCCTCTTCTGTTTCGTATTCATCATCAATTTCACCAACTTCTTGTTCATATTCTGCAGATGATTCATCATCATATTCAGTTTCATCATCGGTAAGACCAAACATAGCGTCAGCTACGTAAGGTCTTGCAAACTCAACTCTTTCCGCAGCTTTTGCATAAAGAGCGTTTTTGATCGCATCACTGATATCAGAAGGAGAATCATCAGCAATAATCAAATCCATTAAATCGTCCATAAGATAAACACTTATACCTATGTTTTATTTATATTTCCCCTCCCTTGGGACTTTCTGGAGCCTCAACAGAACCAGTATTAACTTCCATATCTTGGGGAATATTGCCCATTCCGCCATTAGCTTGTGCAGCTTGCATTGCTACCATCATCTCTTCTTCTGATGGTGGAATGATACCCGCTTCTTTTTCTGCAGCGATTTGAACATCCTGTTCGACAATTTCAATGTCTGTCTGACGAAGAATCTTACGACGAACGTAATCAACTGAGAAGTACTTACCAATATATGGGTCGGCAGTTGCAAGAAGACCAAGACGTTCTTGCATCAGTTCGGCATCCTTCAGTTCGGAGAAGTGATTATCATAGAGATAATCATATTGAATATGATCACTCATTGCATCCCACTCTTCTGGACTGATAACGTTCTTGAGGATAAGTTGAGTTCTAAGGATATCGTGGAAGAGATTGCTGAATCTCTTTCTCATTCTTCCAACAAACTTGGTGAACTTAAGTTCGTCACGAAGAATCTCTGATGAACGCCCCAAACTGAAACCACTATCAATGTTCATTCTTGATTCGGGTACACCCAAAGAACGATAGAGTTTCTTTTGGAAATACTCAACGTCTGTCAGTTCTCCAAGGTTTTGACCACCGGGAAGAGTAGTAATTTCTGTACCACGTCCACCTTCTCTTCTGGGCAGCCAGAAGTCCTCCATCATTGACATATATTTCTTGTCATCACGAATCTCACCAGTGCCGGCATCGTAGGTGAGTTTGTTGCGATAACGACTCATTACCTCTCTGAGGTATTGTTCTGCTTTGACTTTTGGAAGGTTACCAACATCAATATAAAAAATACGACGTTCTGGAGCGCGAGACAAACGGTAGATAACCAGAGAGTCTTCAATCATTCTCAGTTGATTGAGTGCCTTGATAGCTTTATGAAGATATGAAAGAACGGTATGTTTGTTTCTATCTACCAAACCAGACGTGCAGTATGCGATTGCATCTTTTGCAATCTTAATTGCATCTCTCTGTTGACTGGTTACTGCAACTGAACCATATTGGTTCTTTTGATTTCCACCAGGAGTGTAGATAAAGTATTCCGTGATGCCTGGGAAGTCGTACTTTTCTACACTATTTTCGGAAGCATTGACAAGAACGTTAATATTGTCCCCGTTCTGTTTCTTCTGTTCTCTTACATATTTGATCTTGAGTGCATCAATGAATCTCAGTTCTTTGATGCCTTCTTCTGGTTTTGCAAGGTCGATTACTTTGTGGTAATATACACGACCATCAACATACCAGTTTCTGAAAATTTCGTGGGCTTTTTTGTCAAAGTCCAGCATATCTTTAATATACTGGAACTCTGTACGAATGATATCTTTTACTTTATCACTTACTTGAAGGTTCGAAAGTTCGATCTCTACGGGAGAGTCATTCAGATCAGACACAATGGCTTCACTGATGATGTCTTCAATTGCAGAATCAACCTCGGGATGCAGAGCCATTTCACGGTATCTGCGAATTAGATCGTATTCTGTTTTGAATACACCTTCTACGTCAAGATATTGACCATAAAAACCAGAAGCAAGATAATAGTCAGCCCCGTCCTCGTTGTTTTCGGGGACGGGGGAAACTACGGTCTTGGATGGTTTCTTGTATGAATCGTCAATAGAAAAACCAAAGAGAGAAGCCATTTTATAGTGTCTATACCTTTATAGAGGTATTTATCAATTACTCAGATCGTCAGCCTCGGCATCACCTTGGCCAACTCTGAATGCTTCCCACCAGTTGACTGAGAACTGAACTTGGAACTCTTCAATGGTATCAGTTGCACCATAGTCCAGATCGATCGCAGTAATCTGAGTTGGATAAATTCCGTGGAACTTATACTTTCTCAGAACAGGAATTTGCTTAGATCCTTCTCTGTCAGGAAGTCTACCAAGTTGCAGAACTGTTGCATCCTGTTGGTAAACGTTAGGATCAATAGTACCAGAATCATACTTGTGGTTATTGATCGCGTTCGACCATCTTTCCATTGCAGAACGAATGGAGAAGTCGGTGTCGTTGATGATGGTAACAGTCCAGGGATCAAAGGTTCTATCTCCAGCAACGTGAAGAATACGACCTCTGAAAGCAACAGGGATATCTCCAACGGTTGATGCGGGCAATTGAGCAGCCTTCACCATAAAACGCATTTTCTCTTCAATTGACTGCTCGCTACCAGCACCAGGAGAAGCAATACTCAGACCAGCAGGAAGTTGAATTTGAACTTCGAACAGATTAGGTCTGGCGCCGCCACCAATTAACTTACCCTTGAAATCATCAATTTGTCTGTCTCTAAATTGAATAGCCATTTTTTGAAAACTCCGTTAGTGTGTTCTTGTTATAATCAAACTCTACCAACGACTTCTTCAAACGCAACACCAGTTCTGGTGGCAACAAAGGTCAGACCA